TAAAAGAAAGGAAAAAACTATGGAAAAAATTGTATTAAAAGATAATACAGAAATCGAAATTTTACCAGGAGCAAGCCTGGGAGAAACCACAGTAATTGTACCAGATTTTGCAGATTTAAAAACAGTGGCAGAAGCCCTTATGAAAGAAGGGAATCTGGATACCGTGCAGTACAAAAGCGAAGAACAGGTGACCGGAGGATATGCAAATATGAAACTGGAAACACCGCTGTTTAAATCCGTGGACTATACACAGGGAAAGAAAGTAATTGCGACCTTTGCAATCCGCGAAAAGACAGAAATGGAAAAGCGCATGGATGCAATGGAGAAGGAAATGAAAGGCTTTAAGGCAGAACAGGTGGTTCAGGACGGGGCTATTGCAGACCTGGGTGGCGTGGTAGGCGAATTGGCGGAAGGAGGAAAAGCGTAATGGTTGCTTTTTATGTTGCAAAAATTAAAAATAAGGACACAAATCCAAACACAGAAGAGGCGTGGAAATTAGAAGATGTACCAAATCTGTGGAAAAAGAAAGTCGAAGCAGCGTTGCAGAAAGAATAAGGTGAGAAAATGGTAACAGTGGTATTTAATCCAGGAGACACCAGCGCAAGTAAGTATAGCGCCCTAAGCCAGTATGATTACGGACAAGTCCTGCGCATCCAGGGCTTAAACCTTCCGGCGGCGGTGGAAATCGACTTTGCATTGCAGCCAACAGGCGGTACGTCCGTACCCCGTATAGGGCTTACCAAAGACGGGGTTACAGATGTGATTATCCCGGACAGTATGCTGGAAAACAACGACGGCACTAAAGATTACAGCATCTACGCATTTGTATTTTTAACAGATGCCACCAGCGGCCAGACGGAATACCGGATTGCTTTAGAGGTAACGGCCAGACCGAAACCAGAAGTTCCAGGCGGCACAGATAACCCGGACATTTTCCACGAGGCGGTGCAGGCCGTCCGGGAGGCAGCAGAGCAGGCGGCAGAATCCGAAAAGCAGGCAGAAGGCTGGGCACATGGCCGGGAAGACCTGCCGGAGAGAGCGGAGGATAATGCCAGGTATTACGCTGGACAAGCCCAGGAAGATTCCCGGAAGACGGCAGAAGACAGAAAAGAAGTAGAACGTCTGGTAGAATCCGTGTCCGGGATAGACGAGCAAGTGGCCAAAGTAGAGGAATTATCTAAAAACGCACAAGAAGCAGCTACGCGGGCGGAAACATCCGCAGAACAGGGAGAAATACATAAGCAGGTAGCCGAAAATGCCAGCACCGCAGCACAGGCGGCAGCAGGGAAAACAGCAGAGGATAGAGCAGCGGTACAGAAAGCCAAAGAAGCTGTGGAGGAATTAAGCACACAGGTACAGGAAAACAAGGACAGCGTAGATAAGACTGCACAGGATTTTATTTTAACTGCACAGCAGGCACTTGCAGATGTAAACAACGCCGGACAGACCCAGACAGACCGGGTGCAGACTGCCGGAGAAACTGCCGTGCGAGATATCCAGACTGCACAGAGAACAGCTACAGGAGCAGTAGAGACAGCAAAAACAGAAGCTGTAAAGACGATACAGGCAGAGGGTGCAACACAGACCGGGAAGGTAACCGCAGAGGGAGAAAAACAGGTACAGGCTGTCCAGGCCGCCGCCCAGGAGATTATCGCAGACCGGGAACAGATACAGACCAATAAAAAGGACATTGCAGACCTGCGGCAGAGTAAAGCAGGGGCTATTGTAGAGACGGTAAAAGGTAGTGTGGTACAGATTGCCGACAGCGCAGAGGCGTTTATGGAGGGGCTTAGAATCTTCGGGAAGTCGGAGCAGGACGGCACGCCAACGCCGGAAAGCCCTAAGGAGATTAAGAGCATTGGGGGAAATGGAGAAGTAAAAGTAAACATTAACACCGGGAATCTGTTTCCTCTGAACAAATTTAAGGGATATGAGATTAACAATTCTGCAAAACAGATTACGTTAAACGGAGATAGAATCTCGTTTACTGGTAAAGGCACTACGGGTAAAGAAGACATGGTATTTTTCTTAAACAAAGAAGCAGATAAATTATCTCTTCCGCCGGGAAAATACACGCTGTCTTTTAAGAGTAATAAACCTTACGGCGGAACGAATGGAGAAAACACAGTTGAAATGTATTTGATTGTAGAAAAGAAGAGTGGCACTGTATACCAGAGCACTGGAAATGCGGGAAAGCGAACAGTGGATATAGAAGACGGGGATAAAATGTATTTCCGATTCGATATAAACAACAACAGTATGTCGGCAGAGTTTTACGACATTATGTTTAATCTGGGAGATACATCACTGCCATACGAGCCCTATGCCGAACAATCTCTTGCAATCCAGACACCAGACGGCCTCCCGGGCATCCCTGTAACGTCTGGCGGTAATTACACCGACAGCACAGGACGGCAGTGGGTTTGTGACGAAATCTGTGAACAGAATGGCGTGATTGGAGTAAAACGAAACGTAATAAACTACAAAATAACCGGAAACGAATATGCACAATTAGACAATCCAACAACAATCGGCATGAGAGTTGAGAAGATTGCAAAATATCCGTATACTGGATTTTGCAATTATGCAAAAATGGAAGGCGCTACAACAACGGTAAGCGTGGGTATATCCGGAAACTGGGTACAGATTAAAAACTTTGGATTTAATACAGTGGCCGGATTTAAGGAGTGGGTAAAAAATAACGATGTATATTTGATGTATACGTTAAAAGAGCCAACATTTGAGCCACTCCCCGAAGAAATCCAACAGAAATTTAAATCCCTACACACCTACTATCCAACTACAGTAGTAACCAATAACGCAAATGCAGATATGCAGCTGGATTATGTGGCAGATACAAAGCTGTATATAGATAAAAAAATAAAAGAACTCGTAACGGCAAATATACAGAAAACAGCAAATCTGCTCTCTTTAATGCCGTTATCCACCCAGGCGGCCATGATAGAGAATGACACAAACAACATCTTAGATAACATGGAGGTAGAAAAATGAACAACACAGTAATTGTAAAGCTTATGACAAATCTGATTGAAAAGAAATTTTACAAAACAAAAGACGAAGCTGTTGCTAAACTGGATGTCTACTTTGCAATGTCCAGAATCTCCGAAGAGGAATATGCAAAGCTTGTACTTCTGGCAGAAGAAACTTATGCAGAAAGTGAGGCAGCATAATGGGATATGTACTGGCATTTGCTGCAGGAGCAGTGTTGGGCGTTGTAATTATGTGCTGCCTCCAGATTAAAAGATAGGAGGTAAGCGCATGGAGATACGGGCAAGACCAAAATAGCAAAAAAGAAATAATACATAGAAAGAGGTGTAGCATGGACGAACAGGAAACAGCGGTAGCCCTTGCGGAAGTAAAGAAGGAAATTGGCTCCTTAAAACACCGCATGGACAACGTAGAAAGAGTGGTAAACGTAGTCCACCAGCTGGCACAGGAAATGGTTGGATTAACAAAAGAAGTGGGCTTTATGAACCAGAATCTTGCACAGCTTACCGCAAAAGTAGCAGAACTGGAAGGAAAGCCAGCAAAGCGGTGGGAATCTGTTGTACTGGCACTGGTGGGAGCCGCTGCCGGGGCAGTGGCGACAATGATTTTTAAGTAAAGGAGAGGATTGCATGTTAAAGAATTGTGTATTAAAAGCAAACGTGGATACAAAAGAGTGGTTTAAAGCGGCTGGGGTAAGAGCCGTAAAGACCATGGCACAGACCTTTGTGGCAACCGTAGGTACGGCGGCAGTATTAAGCGCAGTAGACTGGAAGGTGGTAGTATCTGCCTCTGTGCTGTCCGGTATCTTATCTGTTGCCAACTCTGTAGCAGGTATCCCGGAAGTAGAGAGTAAATAAGTTGCGCCGGCGCAACAGCCGGCAGAAAGGAAAAAACATATGAACATTGTCGAAACGAATTTGTCCTTTTCGGCTCTGAGTAAACGTTCCAAAACGAACAGGGTTATCCTGCACCACGCAGAAGCGAAGACTTGCTCTGCCGCCGACATCCATTCCTGGCACAAAAACAACGGCTGGGCTGGAATTGGATACCACTTTGTTGTTCGTAAAAACGGCACCATTGAGCGTGGTAGACCTGAGGATACAATAGGTGCGCACGCCAGCGATAACAACTCTGACAGTATCGGAATCTGCTTCGAGGGTGACTTCATGACCGAAACCATGGGACGGGCGCAGATTAAAGCAGGACAGGAACTGATTGGCTATTTAAAAGCCAAATACGGCATGGACAAAGTGCAGAAACACAAGGACGTCTGCGCTACATCCTGTCCGGGAACAAAATTCCCGTTTGATACTATCGTAAATGGCGCAGCCACGCCACAGGAAGAAGAGACACCAAAAACAGAAAATAAGGAAAGCAAAGGAGAGAAAGCTATGCAGTGTTTTTATCAGGTAGACGGAAAAGGACCAGTGTACTACTTTGACGGATTAAGCATCCATCCATTATCACATCCAGACGAAAAACAGGTGCTGAATATGATTTACAAGGAGAACAACGGTAAAGATATGCCGTTTTTTAGCTGGAAGAGCAGCGCTCCCTGGCATAACCGGTTAAAGGCTGCCATTAATCGTAAGGCATAAAAAAAGATTCCCCGGCTGGCAGCCGGGGATTAATATTGTATCATCTTCGTGTTGCATTTCGTGTTGCATAGTGTTGCATAATGGTTAAAAAGT